ATGGCAAAACGTACCGCTCAAACCGTTGAGGAATTTCGCTCGTCGCTGCGAGCGCAAGGCAAGACGGTCGCCCAATGGGCGCGCGAGCACCACTTCCGCCTGCAAGCCGTCTACCGGGTGCTCGGCGGGCAGGACAAAGCCTACTACGGGCAGGCACACGCGATCGCTGTTGCCGCAGGCCTCAAGGTACTGCCGCACGAGGCGGCTTGCAATCCGCAAACGCAGAAGGCGGCCTAGACATGCGCGCCCTCTGCCACTGGCTGCGCACGCAGCCGATGACTGACGGGGTCGCGCTGGCGATCTGCAGCGCCGCCGCGTTCGCCGTGCTGGCTGTCGCGTTGTTCTGGGGGCTGCCGGCATGAGCCGCCGCGACGCCTGCACCGCCGACCTGTTTGCGGTGCCGCAGCCGGCGGCGCCGATCCCGGCCAGCATGGACTATCGCGCGCAAGTCTCGCACCTGGTCAGCGCCATGCTGGCGGACGCGCACGCGGCGGGCATTGACCGCTACGAAGTGGCGTCGCGGGCGTCGCGTCTGGCGGGCCGGGATGTCAGCAAGGCCATGCTCGATGGCTACACCAGCGAGGCGCGGGAGGAGTTCAACCTGCCGCTGTGGCTGGCGCCGGTGCTGGAAACCGTGTGCAGCGCCACGCAACTCGCCCAATGGCATGCCGGCATTCGCGGCGGCCGGGTCACCTTTGGGCCTGAGGCCATCGATGCCGAAATCGGCCGGCTCGCACACGAGCAAGAACAAACCAAAGCGCTGATGCGCGATCTCAAAGACCTGCGACGGAGGCTGCGCTGATGCGCTTCAAAACTTCGTCACGTTCAACCGGATCAGCCATGCGAGTGGCATCTGGCCGTAACCAAGAAGTAATTCCGCTCTCGCCCGCGGCGCGGTTGGGAGCAATAGCGTCGTGGTGGCATTCGCTCCGCTGGCATGCAATCCGGTTGCGTACTTCAGTGCGCGCCGGGCTTGGCTTACGCGCGCGCGCAGCGCCAGACGATCTGTTTCTGAAAGCAGGGCAAACCACAGGGTATCGATTCCACCCGGATCGTCGAACCGAGCAAGGAACTCCCCCATGAGCTTCGCCCAACGATCTTCATCGAAGTCCAACTCGTTCGGTCGCTGCTTCGATGCGCCGCCGAGCGCGCGTTCCAACGCCTTCATGTTTCGATCGGCGGCAGTGATGGAAAACACGCGCCAATCGCCCGCGAAATCACTGGCGGGCAGCGGATGGATGTCGATGCGTGTGGATTTCATGCCTGCTCCCTCGGTGGTGGATGGCGTGGTGGTCGCCGCCGCCGAGGGTAGCAGCCGGCCCGGAGGACGCGCGCATGGCTGACGGCCAGATCGCCATCACCGAGCGCTGGTACAGCGCGCGTGAGCTGGCCGGGCTGCCGGGCGTGCCCGGCACGGAGCGTGGTGTGCGTAAAAAGGCTGATGCCGAGAAATGGCCCTCGCGCCCCCGCGAGGTCGGCAAGGGCAGCGAGTGGCCGCTCTCGGCACTTCCCGCGGCCACTCAAGCCGCCTTGCTCCTGCGCGCCGCGCCCGCCGCCGCGCCGGTGTTGCCCGCACGGCGGCCCAAAGAACACGGCCAGCCAAGGCACGTCCACCCGGAGCAACGGGCGGCGCGCTGGGCGCATTTCGAGCGGCTGTCGGATGCGCGCAAGGTGGTGGCGCAAGAGCGGCTCAAGGCCGTGATGGCGGTGCAGGCGCTGATCGATGGCGGTGTGGGCGTCGAGCTGGCGCGTCATGCGGTGGCGGCGCAGTACGCCGCGATGGGCCGGCGCGGATTCAGCACGTTCAACCTGAGCCGGCTGGCTGCCGCCGTGGGCGATGCCCCGCGCGCGGACTGGCTGGCCCTGCTGGCCGACGAGTACGTTGGCCGCACCGCACGCGCCGCGTGCGAAGGTGTGGCGTGGGAGTGGTATCAGACGCACTACCTCACGCGCGCCAGGCCGAGCCACGCCAGCACGTATCGGCGCGTGGTGGAAATGGCGGCGACGCAAGGCTGGAGGATTCCTTCGGCCATCACCTTCGTGCGCCGCCTGGATGCCGAGGTGAGCCACGTCACGCAGGTACTGCTGCGCGAAGGCCCCGAGGCCGCCTCGCGCCTGATGCCCACGCGCCAGCGCGACGCCTCCGTGTTTGGCTGTGGCGAAGCGGTCAACGGCGACGGCCTCAAGTTCGACCGGCTGTGGGTGAAGTTTCCGGATGGTGAAATCCTCAACACCGCCACCGCGTGGTTTTGGCAGGACATCTACTCGCGCCGCATCCTAGCCTGGCGTCTGGACAAAACCGAGAACACCGACGTGTTTCGGCTTGCCACCTACGACCTCACCGCGATCTGCGCGCCCGACTACGTGCTGCTCGACAACACCCGGGTGGCGGCCAACAAGGCCATGACCGCGGGCGCGCCGGGCCGGCATCGTTTCACCGCCGACCCGGAAGACGGGCTCGGCCTTTTGCTCATGCTGGGCATGAACCCCCACTTCACCAATCCGGACAAGGAAACCGGCAACCCCGGCGCCAAGCCCATCGAGCGCGCGTTCGGTATTGGCGGCATCCACTCCGAGGTGGCCACGCACCCCAAGCTGATCGGCACCGGTTTCAGCAAGGCCACCGCCATCGATGCCGAGCTGCTGCGCGAAGTGATCACGCAGGAAGTGGCGCGCTTCAACGCGCGTCCGAAGCGCGATACACAGGCTTGCAACAAGCTGTTGAGCTTCGATGAAGCGTGGCAGGCGGGCCTGCAGCGCCGCCCGCCGCGCGTGCTGTCGGATGCGCAGCGCCGCCTGCTGCTGATGGCGCGCGAAGTCGTCACCGTGCAGCGCACGGGCATCGTGGAAATCAAGGCGGGGCGCAGCGATCACGGCCGCAACAGCTACTGGCACGACCGCACGGTCGAGTTTGCAGGCCAAAAGGTGGCCGTCCACTTCGACCCGGCGAACCTGCGTGCCGACGTCCACCTGTACTCGCTTCAGGGCCGCTATCTGCTTGCCTCCCAGCACCGCGCCAGTGCCGCCTTCAACGACACCCGCAGCGCGCGCGAGGACGCGAAATGGAAAACCGCCGCGATCAAAGCGCGCAAGAAAGAGGCCGAGTACACGCAGCGCCGCAGCAAGCTCGAAAACGAACAGCTTTACGCCTTGTCGACCGACCGGGGCGGCGCGGCGGCGACGGACCCGTCACAGGGCAGCAGCACCGTCGTCTCCGCGCATTTTCAAAAAGCCGCCGACCCCGCGCGCGACGCACACCGCGCGCCGCCGGATGGCGTCGCCGAGGTGATCCCGCTCAAACGCACGGGCACGGACGACCTCGACGTATACAACTTGCGCCTCAACGACATGTTGATCGAGGAAGCCAAGCGCCGAAACGAAGTGTCTTTCTGGGAGCGTCCGGAGCGCGATGAATGAACGCCAATCGCCACACCGAGGCAACCCTGCGTAATGCGATCAGGCACCTGCGTGATCTTGCCGACTGGTGCGATCAGAGGCGCGCAAAAGGCGAATGCCCGCCGTTTTCGAAAGATTACTACGACGGCGTGATGGCAGGACTGCGAAGCGGCGCCAATCGAATCGAGGAGACATTTTTGCCCAAGAAAAAGGTACGGAAAGGGCCATTTCTTGGGGTTGTCGATATCGCACCGAAGAAGCCAAAGACATGACACCGATTGAACCAACCGAAGGGGCAACACCGATGAACGCAGAAAGCAGCAACGTCGTACCGATCAACCCGGAAACCGACGACACCCACGAGGCCGAAATCGACGTGCGCGCCCGCCTGCGCGCGCTGATGAAGAGCGACAAAAGCCTGACCCAATCGCGCATCGCCAAGGAGTCGGGCTTGTCCACCACGGCGGTGAGCCAGTGGATTGCCGGCATTTACGCCGGCGACAACCCGGCGGTGGAAGCCAAACTGGTGCGCTGGATGCACGCCGACGCCGCGCACCGCGCCAAGGCTGCCACCTTGCCGCTGGCGCCGGAGTACGTAGCCACGCCCACGGCGGAGAAAGTGGTGGCCGCGCTGCGCTATGCCCAGCTCGCAGGCGACATTGCCGTGGTGTACGGGGCGGCCGGCCTCGGCAAAACCGAGGGCATCAAACACTACGCGCACCTGGCGCCGAACGTCTGGCACGCCACGATGACGCCGGCGAGCGCCAGCGTCGTCACGGCGCTGGAAGAAATCGTCGAGGCCGTCGGCGCGGGCGATGTTTGTGGTGGCGCGGCCAAGTTGCACCGCGCCATCGTCAAGCGCATCCGGGCCACGAACGGCCTGCTGGCGATCGACGAAGCGCAGCACCTGTCGGTGGCCGCGCTGGATCAAATCCGCTCGCTGCACGATGCGACCGGCATCGGCATTGCATTGGTCGGCAACGAGCAGGTGTACGCGCGCATGACTGGCGGCAACCGCGCCGCCTATCTCGACCGCCTCTACTCGCGCATCGGCAAGCGCGTGCGCCTAGTCAAGTCCACCCAGACCGACATCGCCCTGCTGCTGCAGGCGTGGAACGTCGACGATGCCCAATGCCGTGCGCAGCTGGTGGAGATCGCGAGCAAGCCCGGGGGCCTGCGCGGCTTGACCAAGGTGCTGCGCCTGGGTGCGATGTACGCCGTCGGCGCCAAGCGCGCCCTGTGCTGCGATGACGTGCGCGCCGCGTGGCGTGAACTGGGGGGCATGGAATGAGCCCGCTGCCGCTCGACCGTAACCTCTACCCGGACACCGTGCTCGATGCGCTGGCCGACCGCGTAGGCGCGGCGAGCGGCATCAGCGCGCGCGCGCTGGTTGCCCACCTGCTCGGCGGGCAGTACCACGCCGCCGCCGAGCGCCAATTGCGCCATGTCATCGAAGTGTTGCGCGCCAATGGCGCGCCGATCTGCGCGACGCCGGCACACGGCTATTTCCTCGCCGAAACCGCCGAAGACATCGATCAAACCTGCCTGTTTTTGTACTCGCGCGCCATGACCAGCCTGAAACAGGTCGCAGCCATGAAGCGCGTCGCCCTGCCCGATTTGCGCGGGCAGTTTCATTTGCCATTGTTTGAAGAAGGGGTAAAAGCCGCATGAATCTCAATAACGCAGCGCTGAAAACCGCACTCAACCTTGCCACCGGCGCGCTGTTCGAGCTGGACGACGCCGGCGTGCTCGTCACCCGCATCGAGGTGGAGAACGGCGTGCCCGTGATCGACATCGACCGCGCCCCGCCGAGCGTGCTCAATGTTCGCCCGGCGTTCTGCATCACGCGCACCGAGCGCGGCACCCGGCGCTCGCAACACACCGCCTTCCTGCGCGGCTGCCGCCTGTGCTGGAGCACGGTCATGGGGGCGGCGGCATGAGCGTGACGAGCGAGGACATTCTGACGACGATGCACACCCTCACGCCGCCGGTGCCGCTGGCCGCGCTGGCCGCGGCGCTGCATCGCCCCGCGCACACGCTCGATGCCGGCATTGCCGAGCTGATTCGCTCCAGCCGCCTCGTGCGCGAGCGCCACGGCGATGGCGTGATGCGTTACCGCCTTACCGCGATGGGCGCCACCGTCGCGGCGCTGCGCGAGGGCAAGAAGCTGCCGATCAAGGTGCGTATCGAACGCGTGCTCGCTGCGCGCGATCGCGCCCTGAGCAATGCCGAGATCGTCGTGGCCACCGGCGGCGAATACACCCAGCGTCAGGTGACCCACGCGCTGCACTGTCTGGGGCGCGACGGTGTGGCCGTGCGCCACGGCGGCAATGCGCACGCACGCTGGATTCACGCCGGCCACGCCCCACGGGGCGCCGCGCCATGACCGACGACGCCATTCCCCCGTGGCTCGGCGAGCGATTTCGCCGCGCCTTCCACGACACCTTCGCCCCCGATGCACGCTTCGATGAACAAGAGGAAACCCCCCATGCCAGCCCACCCCAAACGCATCACACTGCCCGCACTGGACGACGCCCCGCAGTCGCGTGACGACGTCGCCTCGCTGATTTCCACCATCGGCTTTGCCCAGCGCGAACGCGCCAAGATCGCCGCCGAAATGAACCAGGCGCTGGCCGACGTGCGCGAGCGCTACGAGGCCCGCGCCAAGCCCTTTGGCGATGCCATCGCCGCACACTCGCGCGGCATTGCCGCGTACTGCGAGGCGCACCGTGCCGAGCTGACCCGCGACGGCAAGACCAAGACCGCACGCTTCACCAGCGGCGAGGTGAGCTGGCGCCTGCGCCCGCCGAGCGTCGCCGTGCGCGGCGTCGAGGCCGTGATCGACGCCCTGCGCCGCTTGAAGCTCACCGCGTTCTTGCGCGAGAAAACCGAAATCGACAAAGACGCCATCCTGCGCAACCCGGATGCCGTGCGCAACGTGAAAGGCATTGCCATCTCCCAGCGCGAAGACTTTGTCGTCAAGCCCGATGAAACCGCCCTGGAGGAGGTCGCATGATGGACGGCTGGCCGAGAATCGAACACATTCGCGGCGCGAGCTTTCGCTATATCGCGACGTTTCCGCCGGAGGTGCCCGTGGGCACGTTGACGCTGGACTCGCGGGTACGCACCCCGGGCGGCCAGCGCATCGCCACGATTGCCACGCAACCCGGCGCGGGCAACACCATCGAATTCACCTGTGCCGCCGCGTCGACGGCGGGCTGGCCGGTGGAAGCCTTGCACTGGCTGACTGCGGTGCAACAACCCTCGGGCGATGTGCAGATTTTTCGCCTGTGGATCGATGTCGCGCGAGGCCTTGCATGAACCTCGCCCTGCAACCGGCGTCGCCGTGGGTGGTGACGCTGAGCGGCGACACCTCCCTGCTCGTTGCCCGCCCGGCCACGCCTGCGTTGACGATCGTGCTCAGCGCGCAAGGCGCGCCCGGCGCGAAAGGCGACAAAGGCGAGCCGGGTACCGCCCAGGCCAGCCGCGTGGTGGCGGCAGACGCCATTGCCGCCGCCGGCCTGCCGCTGGCGATCTCGCGCGCCACCGGCCAAGCCCTGCTGGCGCGCGCCGACACCTACACGCGGGCGTTCGTGGCGGGCCTCGCCGACGGCGGCGTTGCCGCCGGGTTTGCCGTGGGCGTGGCCGGCGGCCTGATTACGCTGACCGACTGGAGCGCGGTGATTGGCGCCGCCCAGTTGCAACCGGGCAGCACGTATTACCTCGCCGCCACGGGCGGCCTGAGCACCACCGCGCCGACGCTGCCCGGTCAATGCATCGTCGTCGTTGGCCTTGCCATTGACCCGTTCACCCTCAACGTACGCCCCACGTTGCCCCTCACCCTTTAAAGGAGACAAAAATGCCCATTCGTACCCCTCTCGTGCTCGGCGCCGACGGCTTGCCGCAACAGTTGCAGGCCGGCGACACCATCAGCGCCCCCACCACCGCCCCGAGCCTGCGCGCGGTGACCAATGCCGAATCGTCGGCGGCGCTCGTGTTCGGCGCACCGGTGTATGCCAGCGCCACCGGCGCCGTCAAACGCGGCCAGGCGAACGCCAAGACCGCCGCCAAAATCGCCGGGTTGTGCAGCGACGCCAGCATTGCCGCCGGCGCCATCGGAAACATCGCGCAAAGCGGCGTGCTGGTCGGCACCACCGCCCAGTGGGATGCCGTCGCCGGCACCAGCGGCGGCCTCGTGTTCGGCACGGCGTATTTCCTTGACCCCGCCACGCCCGGCAAGCTGACCGCCACCGCGCCGACGACCCTTGGCCAGTGCAACGTGTTTTTGGGTATGGCCCTGTCGTCCACCGAGCTTGAGCTGTGGATCGCCCAGCCCATTTTGCTCTGAGGGCCGCCCGATGACCGCACGCGCCCCCTTGGTGTTTGGCTCCGACGGCCTGTCGCAACAGCTACAGGCGGCCGACTCGCTCGCCGTGCCGGCATTGCACTACGCCGGGTATTTCAATGCGGGGGCCACCACGGCCCCCAATTGGACCAACGGCGGGGCGCAGTACTGCACCGTCTCCACGACCGTCACGATCAGCCCGACCAACGCCCAGACGGGCGCGCGCTATGCGCTGGTGGTGAAAAACACCAGCGCATCGAGCGTGACGGTGACCATCGGCAAAGCGTCGATGGCGATCGCGGCGAGCGCCGCGTTTTTCTTCGACCTGTTCTACACCGGCAGCACGTACTTGACGTCCAACGCCGTGGCCAGCGCGTACACCTACCCATGACCGCCACCGACCGATTTCGCAACCAGTAATTCACGGTGTTACACCTATGCCCCTTTCCCGCAACTTGACAACCGCGCGCGCCTCGGCGCAGGCTATTCCCGCTGCCGCCAAATCGGCAGCCGGGTTTTGCAGCCCGACCAACGTAGGCGCGCAAGCGCCCATCGTCCGATGCCGGCGCATTTTTTACGCCCACGCTTCGGCGGTGGGCGTGCTTCCCGCTCAATGGCGGGCGGCGCGAGGACGCCGCAAGGCGTGCCGGTCCTACGTCCGGTCTGCAAACCTCGCGCCGTCCGTCACCTCGTTTTGCAGCGCGGTGACGGACTCCATTCAACGTAGGAGTCCATCCATGTCGAACGTCATCCCGTTCCCGCGTTCTGCGGCGAAACCAACCATCACTCTGACCGACGCATTCGCGCTGCTGATCCAGCACGCGCGCACGGCCCAACACGATCCCGCCCGCGAGCCTGCCTACCGCACAGCCTGTGCGCGGCTGGTGCGTGGCGCGGCCGTCCAACTCCAAGGGGTAATCCAATGCTGATCGAATGCAAGATCGAAGGCGTCTCGCCGCTGTTGATGAACCGTTTCACCGAAGCGAACCAGTTGGCCGTATCGTCCGGAACGAGCGCTGTTATCCAAGGCGCGAAGCCGCCACCACGCGAGCAGGCCGAGGCGAAAATCTACAAGGACTCGAACGGCAAGCCGGTCATTCCTGCGCCCAACGTCATGGCCTGTCTGGTTGCGGCAGGCACGTTCATTAAATCCGGCAAGACCAAGGTGAGCACCGCGCGTTCTTCGATGGTGCCCGCGGGCATCAACATCGCCGAGATCGAGTTGCCGATCACGCCGCCGAAATGGGAGTGCGATTCGCGCGCCGTCGTGGTGCCGGCAACCGGCGGCCGCATCATGGCGCACCGTCCGCGCTTCGATCAGTGGGGCTGCAAGTTCAACATCGAGATCGACGACGAAATGTTCGCCGAAGCAGTCGTGCGCCAGCTCGTCGACTTTGGCGGCAAGCGCATCGGGCTGGGTGACTTCCGCCCGGCGCGCAAGGGGCCGTTTGGCAGATTCGTTGTGACGAGCTGGAAGAAGGTTTGAAGCTGTATTGCACTGCGATGTGCCGCCCTGCCTTGCCTTGTCCGGCGATGCGACGCGTTGCCTCGCGCTGCACAGCACCGCATAGCGCTCCAATCCAAGGGTTTTATATGCAGCCACTACGCACAAGACAACTCGCCGCCATCCATGTGCAGAAGCAACGCCTTCGCCTCGACGACGCGCTGTATCGAGACGTGCTCGAAAGCCTCACCGGCAAGCGTTCTGCTGCCGAACTGGACGACAGTGAGCGGGCGCGTGTTCTCGACGACTTGCGTCGCCGCAGCGGCGATGCGGCCAAGCGAATGCGACAAGCATTGCCAGCACCGCCACGCGTGCGTGAAGAATTACAAGCAATGATGAGCAAGATTGCAGCTATTGCCGATGAGCTTGATCTTTCGTGGGCGTACATCGACGGAATGGCAAAGCGGATGTTCAATGTTCACAAAGCGGCATGGTTGCGTTCGCATCAATGCCATCGCCTCGTCGCGGCATTGAACTACCACCAACAAAGAAAACGAAAAAGAAGTGCTGGGCAACGCTAGGCGCAGTCAGGCGGCGCATGGCGCGGTTGAGCAAGGCATAGCTTTGCGGTGCGTAGCCAGGCAACGCGAACTCCGGTAATCCAAGGTGTTTCATCGAATGAAAGTGACCTGCCCAACCTGCGCTGCCGATTCTTCAATCCGTGAACGTCAAAACAAAGGAGAAAGCCATGCCTTACATAGAAGTTTTTGTGGACAGCGAGGATGTGTTCGAAGAAATGACCAATGCCGAGTTGCTCGCCGAACTCGCCAAGCGGAACGCGATGCCGAAGGCCCCCGAAATCGCCCCGGGCGGGATTACCGACGAGCAGCTGTTGGAGCAGGTCTGGTGCGAGATGCGCGGCACGCCCGCGTCGCCCGCGCTGCGCGAGTACATCTGGCGCGTGCTGGGCAGGGTGCTTTGAGTCCATGCACCTGACCTGCCCAACCTGCGCCGCCGAGTTTCCGCTCGAGGCCGGCTTCATCGATTCGGACGGCAAGCGCCTGGCGGCGTTGTTTGCGCCGATGGAGCCGGTGCTTGGCCGCGCGGTGTTGGGCTATTTACGCCTGTTCAAACCACCCAAAAACGCCCTTCGTGCGGCGCGGGCGGTGAAACTCGTGCAGGCGCTGATGGCGCTGGTCGATGCGGGCAGCGTCTGCCGGGACGAGCGCGGCGGCGCGCGCCGCCCGGCCACCCCGGCCATGTGGGCCGCGGGCATCGATGCCATGCTCGATGGCAAGCACAAGCTCGAAACCCCGCTTGGCAACCACAACTACTTGCGCGCCATCGTCTACGGCTTGGCCGATGCAGCCGACGCCGAAGCCGAGCGCAAATGCGAAACCGAGCGCCGCGCCGTGCGCACGCGCAGCGAGGCACCGCCCGCGCCCGACCCGGTGCGCGAGCAAATCGCCTACGCCCGCCAGCAGCGCGAGTACGGGCAGATCACCCCAAACCAATTCGAGGCCATCCTCGAAAAGCTCCGCACCCAAGACGCCGCACGCAAGGCCACGCCATGAACGACCTCACTCAACCCGGCTTGGCCGGGATCGACATCGACGCCGTACACGCCGCCGCCGAGCACGAGGTGGATCCACTCGACGACAAATGGCCGCAGCGCCTCGCCGAGTGGGTCGACGTGCTCGCCGCCGACGCTGAGCGCCGGGGCTCGGGCCTGGATGAAGCCATCCGCAGCGCCCAACGCGCCGTGCTGCTGATTGCCAACCACGAAGGCGGCCGGCAGGTGTATTTGCCGCGCGGCGAGGCCCTGCGCGTGGCCTTGCGCGATCGGGAAATTTTTCTGCGCTCCAACGCCTGCGGCGGGCGCAACAAAGACGCGCTCGCCCGCGAGCACGGCTTGAGCACGCGCGCCATCGAGATGATCAACGCGCGCCAATACCAGTTGGGCATTGCGCGGCGGCAGGGGCGGCTGCCATTTGCGCCGGAAACGCGGTAACTACGCCGCCGCCCGCATCTCGAACTGCACCTTTACCGTATCGAACGGAAACAGGTATTTGCCGTCGTCCGTGCGTTCGATCACGCCGTTGTTGACCAATGCCGTGGCATCGTTGTGCACGGCTTTCACGTCACGCCCCACACGCCGTGCCAACTCGCGCACGCCCAGCGGCCCCGCGCCGGTCATCGCCTGCACCACACGCCAGCGCGATGGTGTCAGCGTTTGCGCCATGTCCGCCGGGGTGGGAAAGATCATGCGCGCATGCTTGTCCGGCTTGCCCGAGCGCAAGATCACCTTGGCCCGCTCCATCGCCGCCTCGGCCGACATCACTTCAAACAAGATCGTTTTCATCGTTCCACCTCCGAATTTCCGCCAGAAAATCGCCGATCAACGCATCCGTGTCCGTAAACACGTAGGGTGTCTCCATCGCGCCGATGTGCCGGTGATCGCCCTTGCCCGCCTCGTTGTCGAAGCGCAACACGCACTCGCCGTTCACCACATAGGCCAGGCGATACTTGTAGCCGTGCGCGCTGCCGCGCAGCGGATGCGGCACGGCCCAGATCGCCATATGCGCCACGGCTTCGTCGCCGAACTTCATTGCGGTGTGGAGAATGGGCTGCGCTTTCATGTTGAATAGAATACAACACTCGCGCGGTGTTGTCAAGCGTTCAACATAATTTGCCGCGGGCGGCGGGAGCGCAAAACCGCGTGAAAGTCGCGTGCGAGTTACGTGAAAGTCGCCACCTCACGCGCGATAGGTGATAGGCGCCATCCAACCCAACCGGGCCGCGCACTGCGGCCCGTGACGTTTGTAGCAGCGAAACCCTTCGCCCCCGCCATCCACGCGCGCGCGCGTAACTTGCCCGCGTGGCCCACGGAGCAAACCTGCGGCCGCTTTTTTTGGAGTGGCCCATGAACGAAACCGAATCCCCGAACCCTTCCGCGTCGCCGGCTGCCAACGCGCCCCCCCTTGCGCCGAGCGCTGGCGGCGCGGAAGACCTTGTCCATCGCGTGTACCGCAAGCTCACCGCGCAGCCGGTGCTGTGGCTGTTCGTCGTCACCTTTGCCGTGGTCGCCTGGCTCAACCCGGCGAAAGTGGGCCTGTTGTTCTGGGGCGTCTCGAAGCTGGCCATGTTTGCGTACATGGGCCAGTGGATCGACGAGCGCATTTTTCCGCACGCGCAGCCCGAGCGCCTGCGCGGCATCGAGCAGGGCACGGCGTGGAAGCGGCGCGGCTTGATCGTCGCCGCCGCCGTCGTCGCCGGGGCGTTGTTGCCGTGAACCTTTGTGCCGTGCTCGCCTCGCTGGCGTTGACGCTGGGTGTGGGCTTGTCGCCCTGCCAGCTCAGCGCGCAGGCGCAAACCGTGCCCGATCTGCTCGAGCAGTACCGCGTGCAGTACGCGGCGGTGAAAATCCCGAGCTATTCGCTGCGCTATCGCGCCGTGATCGAGCGCGCCGGTTCGGAAAACTTCGGGCTGGATTCGCCCACCGCGCGCCTGGCCGCGCAGATTCATCAAGAGAGCGCGTGGCAACCCCACGCCGCCAGCGCCTACGCGCAAGGCTTGGCGCAGTTCACCCCGGCTACGGCGCAGTGGTTGCCGCGCGTGTGCCCGCAGGTCGGCGCGCCCGATCCGTGGGATGCAGGCTGGGCCATCCGCGCGATGGCCTGCTACGACGCGTGGCTGTACGCGCAAGCGCCGGGCGCGGACGAGTGCCACAAGTGGGCCTTTGTGTTGGCCGACTACAACGGCGGCCAAGGTATGCGCCAACGCGAACAAAAACTGGCGGTGAAGGCCGGGGCAAACGCCGATGCATGGTGGTTTGCGGTGGAGAACTTCCGCGTCCGCGCCCCGGCGGCCTACGTCGAAAACCGCGCCTACGTGCGGCGCATCTTGCTCATTCTGGAGCCCGCCTACCTCGCCGCCGGGTGGGACGACATCGGGGCGTGCTCATGACCCCCTCCAGCGTCTACACCGAACTCGCGCTGGCCGCGCTGTTGCTGTTGCTCGGCAGCATCGGCGGCTATTGGGTGGCCGACACCCTCGCCGGCCGCACGATCGAGGGCCTGAACAAGCAGCTTGCGCAGGCCAAGGCGGACACCGCCGTGGCCGTGGCCGCCGTCGATGCCACGCGCACCGCGCTCGGCGCGCTCAAAGGCAAGCTCGATGCCTTGCAGACGCGGCACGACGCCATGCGCACGCTCGGCGAGGCCGAGCTTGCCGCGCGGGCGCAGCGCATCGACCAATTGCAACGGGACGCCGCGCGCCGGCAGTCCGCCCTCGTGGAGAAAGGCCGTGATGCGACTTGTGCGGAACTGGCTCGTCTGCCTGTGTGCGCTGCCGTGGCTGGCCAGTTGTGGCCTGCTGCCGGCGAAGCCGCAGGTGGTCAGCCGCCCGGAAATCATTGAAGTGCCGCGCGTGGCGTATCGCCCGCTGCCGCCGGCGCTGACGGCGCCGCTGGCCGAGCCCGCCGCGCCGCCCGCGCGCTGCGTGGTGGCCGGTGCGCCCGCGATCTGCGTGCTCGATGCGCTGGCGATGATCCCGCTGTATCAGGCCGCGCTGCGCACCGCGAACGACGACCGCGCGCGCGCCGAGCTGTTGGGGCGTACCGATGGCGCGCAATGAGAAAGACGCGCTGCGCACGCTGCAAGAAACCTGGGAGCGCGAAATTTACGCCCTCGAACGCAAGGCGGAAGCCCGGCACGCCGACTGGACCCACATCGAGCGGCGCTTGATGGCGATGCAGGCGCGCGGCATGCGCAAGTGCGCGCAGGAATTGAAAGACGAACTGAACAAGGTGAGACGTGGCTGACATCGTGGATCGCGCGCAAGAACTGGAACAACGGCAACGCGATGCCGCGCTGGCGCGCATTACCGCGTCGTTCGCGCCGCGCGATCCGCGCGTGGACACCGCCTGCGCCGACTGCGGCGGGGCGATCGAGCCTGCGCGCCTGCGCACGCTCAACACCATCCGCTGCCGTGCCTGCGCGCACGCCGCCGCCGTGGCGTGGGGGGCGAATCGTGTTCGATAACTGGAACTGGAGCGACACGCTCAAGCTCTCGCACATCGCCATCCTGTTGGCGATCCTCGTGTTCAACGTGTTTTTGTACCAGCGCACGCGCAGCACGAAGATGGCCGAGGACTTGAAAAAAGCCCTGGTCGAAGGCGATGCCGACCTGCGCGATCTGGTCGACGGCTACGCCACCCGTGTCGGCGAATCGCTGCGCGATCACGGCCACCGCATCGCGATCCTGGAAACCACCATCCGTCACATGCCCACGCACGGCGACTTGCTCGGCATCCGCGGCGAATTGAACAGTTTGAACGGCACCGTCAGCGCGCTCAACGAACGCAGCGAAACCACGCACGAGATGGTGCGCTCGATCCAGCAACATCTCTTGGAGTCGAAATGAAACCCTTTGCCGATGTCATGCGCGAAGACCAGCGCCTGGTGATTCTGCGACTGCTGCACGAGTCGAATTCCTACACGCTCAACAGCAGCGTGCTGACGCAGGCGATGGCGTATCTCGGGCACGAGGTCAGCCGCGATGCGGTCAAGACGCAGCTCGCGTGGCTGGCCGAACAGGAACTGATTTTCCTCGACGAGCCGGTGGCGGGCATCCTCGTTGCGCGCCTGTCCGAGCGCGGGCAGGAAGTCGTCGTCGGCCGCGCGCGCGTGCCGGGCGTGAAGCGGCCGGGAGCGTGAGGCCATGCCGAGAAAATCCAAAATCACCCGCATGGCGCCGGACGCGCGCGCCTACATCGAGAAGGTGCTGCGCGAGGATCGGCTGACGCTGGACGAAATGATCGCCGACCTCGGCGCGAAATTTCCGAGCGACAAGATCAGCCGCTCGTCGCTGCACCGCTACCAGAGCGCGCACAAGGAAATCACCGAGCGCATACGCGCGCAGGACACCGCGGCGCGCGCCATCGTCGCCGAGCTGGGTGAAAACCCGGACGAGCGCGCCGGCGCCTTGCTGATGCAGTCCGTCACCACGGCGATGACCCACGTCGCGCTGCGCATGAACGAGGAAGACGAGGCGACCATCGACGACGTGCGCAAGCTCGCGCGTGCGGCCAAGGACACCCTCGATGCGCGCGGCAAGTCGCTGAAAGAACGTCAGGCGATCCGGCAGGAAGCGCGCGAGGAACTCGTGCGCGAGCAGCGCGCCAAGCTCGACGCGCTCGGCAAATCGGGCGAAGTTCCCGCCGCGATGGTGGCCAAGGTCATCGCCGCCGCGTATGGCAACAACGTATGAAACCCGCGCTGCCACTGTACCCCTATCAGGAGCGTTGGTTGAACGACCCGGCGCGCTACAAGTGCGCCATGTTCGCGCGCCAGTCGGGCAAGACGTTCACCAGTACGCTGGAGATCGCGCTCGATGTCGTGCGTGCGGAAGCCGAAGGGCGGCGCACGCGCTGGGTGATTCTCTCGCGCGGCGAGCGTCAGGCACGCGAGGCGATGAACGAGGGCGTAAAGCTGCATTTGCGCGCCCTTCAAGCGGGCTTCAAGGAGTTCGACTACGACTTCGATCACGACGTGCGCGCGCTGGAAATCGAAACCCCCGGCGGCAGCAAGGTGACGGCGCTGCCAGCCAACCCGGACACCGCGCGCGGCTTTTCCGCCAACGTACTGCTGGACGAGTTCGCCTTTCACAAGGATTCGCGCGCGATCTGGCGCGCGCTGTTTCCGGTCATCTCCAAACCGGGCCTGAAGTTGCGCGTCATCTCAACGCCGAACGGCAAGGCGAACAAGTTCTACGAGCTGATGACGGCGAGGGATTCGAGCTGGTCAAAACACACCACCGACATTTACCAGGCGGTGGCCGACGGCTTGGAGCGCAACATCGACGAGCTGCGCCGCGCGCTGAACGATGAGGATTCGTGGGCGCAGGAGTTCGAGCTGAAGTGGCTGGACGAAGCGCACGCCTGGCTGAGTTTCGATCTGATCACCGCCTGCGAAGACGACGCCGCCGGCCAACCCGACGCCTATGCGGGCGGGGAGTGCTACGTGGGCGTGGACATTGCCGCGCGCAACGACCTGTTCGTCATCTGGGTGGCCGAGAAAATCGGCGATGTGCTGTGGGCGCGCGAGATCATCGCCGAGCGCGGCAAATCGTTCGCCGAGCAAGATGCCCTGCTGGCCGACGTCATGGCGCGCTACCGCGTGCGCCGGGTGTGGATGGATCAAACCGGCATGGGCGAAAAACCGGTGGAGGACGCCATTCGCCGCTACGGCGCCTCGCGCGTGCATGGCGTGCTGTTCACCGCCAGCGCGAAGCAAGATTTGGCCACCGCCGGCAAGCAGGCGTTCGAGGATCGAAAAATTCGTATTCCGATGGGCAGCCACGAACTGCGCGCGGATTTGCACAAGCTGAAAAAAGTCACCGGCCCCACCGGCACCGTGCGCTTCATCGCCGACAGCGACAGCGCCGGCCACGCCGACCGCGCGTGGGCGTGTTTTCTGGCTGTGAGTGCGGCGGGCTTGGGCGGGGGCGAGATCGACTTCGCCAGCACCGGCCTGCGCAGCAGCGCCGCCGGCTTCGCATTCGCTCCCACCGGCACCGGCTTCGGCACGGTGCGCGGCGGCAACGATTTTGGAGGTTTCCATTGAACGCAGAACAGGCCATCGTCAACCCGGACACGCCGCAACCCAAGCCCGAATCGCATCGCGAAATCGCCTCCATCGGCGGCGGGCGCGACATCACGCGCGGCTATCTTGCGCCGCTCCTGGTGCCGCAAGACACCCTGCTCGCCGCGCGCGGCGGCGGCGATCTGCGCCTGTACGAACAGGTGCTGAGCGAGCCGCAGGTGCAGAGCACTTTGCAACAGCGGCGCAACGCCGTCGTCAGCTGCGAGTGGGACGTGCGCCCCGGCGGGGATGCGCCCATCGATGCGGAGGCCGCCGATTTTTTGAAGCAGCAACTGACCCGCATCAATTGGGACGCCGTCACCGGCGGCATGCACTACGGCGTGTTCTATGGCTACGCCGTGGCTGAGTTGATTTACGGGCAAGAAGGGCGTCATGTGACGCTGGAGGCGATCCGCGTGCGCAACCGCCGCCGGTTTGCCTTCGATGAGCATCAGGGCCTGCGCCTGCGCACGTTCGCCAACATGCTGCCCGGCGAAGAAGCGCCCGCGCCGTACTTCTGGCATTTTCGCACCGGCGCCGACCACGACGACGAACCGTACGGCTTGGGCTTGGCGCACTGGCTGTACTGGCCCGTATTGTTCAAATGCAACGGCATCAAGTTCTGGCTGGTGTTTCTGGAGAAGTTCGGCATGCCCACCGCGGTGGGCAAGTACGACCAGGGCGCGAGCGCCGAGGAGCGCGGCAAGCTGCTGGCCGCGGCGGCGGCGATTCAAACCGATGCCGGCATCATCATGCCCGCGGACATGCAGTTGGAGTTGCTCGAAGCCGCGCGCAGCGGCACGGCGGATTACAAAACCCTGCACGACACGATGGAGGAGACCATCGCCAAGGTGGTGCTCGGGCAGACGCTCACCAGTCAGGTGGGCCAGAACGGCGGCAACCGCGCCCTCGGCAACGTCCACATGGCGGTGCGGCAGGATCTGGTCAAGGCCGATTCGGATTTGATTTGCGAGAGCTTCAACACCGGCCCCGCGCGCTGGCTGACGCAGTGGAACTTTCCGGGTGCGGCGATTCCGCAGGTGTTTCGCGACGTGGAAGAAAACGAAGACCTCGGCGCGCGCGCCACGCGCGACAAGGCAATCAGTGAGATCGGCTTCAAGCCGACGCTGGACTACATCACGCAGACCTACGGCGGCGAGTGGGAGGAGAAAGCCGCGCCCGCGCCCGCGCCGCCGTTCGGCGGCGGCAACCAGGACGCCGGTAACGCCGCGTTTGCGGAAGGTGCAACGCTGCCGCCGGATGCGCCGGCGATGATGCTGGCGCAGGCGGACAGGGTGATGCGCCCGGCGATGGCGACATGGATCGAACAGATCCGTACGCTGGTCGAGCAGGCCGACTCGCTCGAACAGATTCGCGACGCCCTGCACCAGCTCGCGCCGGACCTGTCGCTCGATGAGTACACATCCGCGATGCAGCAGGCATTGGCCGCGGCGGCGCTCGCTGGACGCTATGAGGTGCTGCGCGAAGCGGGCAGCGTGTGATGGCGGGCGCTTCCTACGGCTCGCTGCCATTCCGCGAGCAGATCGACTTCTTCCGGCGCAAGGTCAATCTCAATACGCGCGCCTGGACGGATGTCTGGCAAGCGATGCACGACCACGCCTTCGTCGTCGCGGGCGCGAATCGCAGCGACCTCGTGGCCGATTTTCGCGAGGCGATCGACAAGGCCATCGCGCAGGGCGCGACGCTGGCCGAATTCCGCAAGGACTTCGACTCGATCGTTGCGCAATATGGCTGGGACTACAACGGCGGCCGCAACTGGCGTTCGAGGGTCATTTACGAGACCAACCTGCGCACGAGCTACGCCGCGGGTCGCTGGGCACAATTGCAGGACATCAAGGCCGTGCGGCCTTACTGGCAGTACGTGCATTCCGATGCCGTCGCGCATCCACGCCCGCTGCATCTGGCGTGGGGCGCTCAACCCGTCATCTTGCATGCGGACGATCCGTGGTGGCGCACGCACTATCCGCCCAACGGCTGGGGCTGCCAGTGCAGCGTGCGCGCGCTGGCCGAGCGCGACCTGAAAAAACTCGGCATCGAGCGGCTCGACCCGGCGCCGCCGGACGACATGCAGGATGTCACCGTCGGCGGCAAGAGTTCGTACCCGCAGCGGGTGCAGACACCGGCGGGCGTGGACCCCGGCTTCGGCTATGCGCCGGGGCGCGATGCGTTCGAGCAGCTTGTGCAGTGGGCGTTGCTCAAGACCGACCGGCTGCCCGCGCCTTCGGCGGCAGTGGCGGCGGTCGAGCTTCTATCTAATGTACAAGCGCAACTGGCGCTCGATACGGCGTATGCCGAGTTTCAGGCGCAGACGCTGGCGCGCACCGGCATGACGCGAAACCTGTCGATGGCCATCGGGGCGCTCGATCCTGAAATCGTGACAGCCATGACCGCGCAAGGCATCTTGCCGGAATCGGTCGTGCTCAGCGTTCGCGATGTGGAAGTTTGGCACGCCCTGCGCACAGCGAAAGCAGATGCAATCACGGCGGCAGGTGAACCGAAGGCGTTCGCGCCGGAAGAACTGGTGCGCATGCCGTCCCTGATTCGCAGCGCATCCGTGGTATTGCTCGATCAAGCCGACAACGTATTGCTGTTCGTCAGTGACGCCGAGCGCCGCGGCGCTGGCAAGCTGGTCTTTCGTTACGGCTTTGCGCAGAAAACGACTGACGGCAAGATCGTCGGGAACTGGTTCAGGACGGCTGGGCTGGTCAAGTGGGCCGATATTCGTGCCGGCGTCCATGATGGCACTCTGATCGTGCTCAAGGGCGCTGTGAAATGAGCAGGGAGCGCGGCGCTGGGAGTCGAACCCAGATCATAGCGAGGCTTGCGCCACCCTAACCGTTCCGGTCGGAAACAACCGCGCTCCCGTAGACGAAGGATACCACCATGTCAGGCGCTTTTTTCTCCATCGAGCTGAACGACGAAGGCATGCGGGCCGCCTTCGCCCGCCTGCAATCCGCCGTCGGCGGTGACGGCCTGCGCATCGCCTTGGGCGATATCGGCGAGGCGATGAAGACGGCGACGCAGGCGCGCGCCGCGCGCGAGGAGTCGCCGGACGGCACGCCGTGGGTCGATTTGTCACCGAAATACAAGAAGCGCAAGGCCGCGCGCCGCCCCGGCGTGCCGAAGCTGAAATTCGACGGTCACCTGCTCGGCGACATGTTCAGCTGGCAGCGCGACGGCGACGATGCCGTGCTGGTCGGCACGAACGCCATCTACGGCGCCACCCACCAGTTCGGTCGCGGCGGCATCCCGGCCCGACCCTTCCTTGGCCTGTCCGAGGACGACAAGACGGAGATCCTCGACATCCTCGGCGACCACCTGCGGACGGCGCTGGAATGACGACCGCCAGAAACGCCCCTGAGCGCGTTTCCGGGCCTCGGGGTGCGGCTACCCCCTGCCTGCGACCCCTCGCTGGGCGTGTGGCGCGATTTAAACGGGTTTTAAATGCGGTGCGTGACCCTATGGGATATGCTCGCCCTCGCCAGAGGAGTCGGGGGGCGCGAATTTGGCATCGGTGCATTCTCGTCTCCATTCTTGAGACGAGGAGCAGTCATCGTATGTCGCGTTCGGTAGCGCAGAAGCGCATTCACTACGTCAGAGCCATTTATGGCCAGCATCCGGGCGACTCCTTGGAGAAGTCTGTGCGAGCTGCACTGAACCAGCTGAAAAAGGTTGCCGACACGGAAGTGCGGCACCCGGAGCTTGGCGTCATCGCCATTCGCCACCGCGACTTGCAGCAAAGCGATTTTTTGCGCATCGCCATTGGTATGGGTGTGCCCGATGAGTCGATGAGCACGTTGGGCATAGGCGTCGCTACGGCGACCGATTCCGATCAAGCCACGGCGCCTCCGAATCGGCGGGCCTTCAAATTGTCCGATGCCTTCTGTCTGATCGATGACGACGATCTTCTCGTGTGTGCCGACGGCGGCATTCGGCTGGGTGCGGTGAACATGTATTTGAGTCGTCTACTTGCGGCGGCAAATGCGGCGCCTGCATCGCAGGCATTCGAATTACGCGCGCGCTTCAATTCGGACCGCGCAAAAACGCTGGCGGCGGAAGGCGTCAAGGAATTGAAAATCTCGGCGACGGCATACAACGCTTACGCGCAGGATGGCGCATCGGGTTGGTTGCAGGCTGGATGGCTGCGCATGATCGAGAAACTGCGTGAAGCCTTCGAAAAAGAAGCGCGGAGCGATACCGATCGCGATGCGCTTGTCCGCCATTGGGGAGAGCTGAACATCAGCGCCACCATCAATGTGAAAGGTGGATCCAAGGGTGAGCCTGTGGTTGTGAAATCTTTGGTGGACGTGGCCAATGAGGCGGCGGCGGATGCGCCCGATGGAACGGATGTCGAGCTGATCACGGGGCGCGGCAATCGCGTTGGCGCGCAGGAGTTGACGCTGGGGCGAACGGTGCCGATAAAGCGTCTGAGCAAACAGAACGACTTGGACTTTACCGACGCATGGAACAAACTCTCGGCCTATCGCCAAGAGCTGGTCGGCAGCAAGCGCTGGAAGCAATGAAACTTCGTCAGCCCATCGACTGCTGGAAGATTGCGAGGGTGGCCGCAAGCATCGCCGTGGCCACCCTGTTCGCTTGGCTTGCGCAACCCGGGTACCACGACAATCCGAACGCGATGCAAATCGTGGCGACGGTTTTTTCCGTGCTGGCTGGGTTTCTCGTGAACGTGATGGTCATGAGTTCCGATGAGCGGGCGTTGCGCGGCAGCAATATCCGTCAGGACATGGTTTATCTGGAGTTGCTGAGAAGGGATTTGCGCCGGCATCGGAACATGTTTGTTCTATGCCTGGTCGTGCTGATGTGTGCGTTCACGGCGTCGTTGACGAAAACCCCACAGCATTCGGAGCCGCCGGAATACTGGCGCTTGTGGGCGGAGCGCGCGGTGATATTCTTCGGCACGCTGGCGCTCCTTTGGTCGTTCCGATTGCCTGGTTATCTCATGCGTCGGCATCTCGGCCTTCTGAGTCGCCGTCTTGATGAGCGGCACGGCAATACGTCCAATCCCTCCCCAAAATAAGCAGCGAAACCCTTCGCCCCCACCCTTGATCGCGCGACCGGCACTCTGTGCCGGTCATGTCGCCAACCCAAACCGCCACGCCCGCAGGGCGCATCGCTTTCTTCCGCCCCGGTCGGCACACCAGTGTCGACGGGCGCGCGATCGAGTTCACCGACGCCCAGCTCGCTGAAGCCGCCAGCGTCTACGACGCGTCCGCCCATGAGGCCCCGTTCGTCATCGGCCACCCGCAGCTCAACGCCCCGGCCTACGGCTGGGCGGGCGGGCTGAAGTTCGAGGGCGGCACGCTCTACGCCGAGCCCAAGCAGGTCAATGCCGACTTCGCCGCGATGGTGAACGCCGGCAATTTCAAAAAGGTCTCGGCGAGCTGGTACCTGCCCGATTCACCCGGCAACCCCAAGCCCGGAAAACTCTACCTGCGCCATATCGGGTTTCTCGGTGCGGCCGCGCCCGCGTTGAAGGGCCTGCCCGACGCCGCGTTCGGCGAGAACGATGGCGCGGTGACGGTGGAGTTTGCCGCCGAGGCCAAGCGCGGCGCGCTGGCCGAATTCGTGCGCACCCTGCGCCACCTCATTGCCGACGACGACAGCGCCCTCGCGCTGCCGCTGCCGGTGTTTGCCGCGCCCGCCGATGCGGGTACCCCGATCAAGGAGACCGCAATGCCAGAAGCCACCCCGCAGGCCGATTTCGCCGAGCGCGAAGCCGCCCTGAAAACCCAAGCCGAGGCCGTCGCCGCGCGCGAGCAGGCCATCAAGGATCGCGAAACCGCCATTGCCAAGGCCGAAGCCCAGGCGCGCAAAGCCGGGCTTGCCGAGTTTGCCGAGTCGTTGGCCGCCCGTGGCCAGATTCTGCCGCGCCACAAAACCGCCCTGGTCGAGGTGCTGGCCAGCTTGGGCTGCGAGCCGATCAGCTTCGCCGAGGGCGACAAAACGGTCAGCAAGGCGCCGGTCGAGGCGCTCAAGGAATTTCTCGGCTCGCTGCCGACGCAGATCGACTTCGCCGAAAAATCCGCCGACGCCAGCGGTGGCGATGCGGTGGCGAGCTTCGCCGCCGCCGACGGCGCGCTGGTCGATCAGGCCCGTCTTGGCGTGCATGCCAAGGCGCTCGCCTGGCAGCGCAATCACCCCGGTGCCAGCTACCCCGACGCCGTGCGCGCCGTGGGCGGTTGAACTTGCGTTTTAACCCCCTTCGAGGACGCTTTCCATGTCGACTGAAAAAATTCCCCTTCTCACGCTCACCGTGATCGCCGCTGCGGCGATCGTCGCGGAAACCTTCGTCACCGCCACCGGCGCCGTGCCCACGCAAGGCGTCAACGTGCTCGGCGTGGCCAACTCGGCCGCCGCCAGCGGCGATGCGCTTGCGGTGCAGAGCGATGGCGTTGCCGTCGTCGTCAGCGGCGGCACGTTCGTCGTGGGCGACGCCATCAGCACCGACGTCGCCGGCAAGGCGATCAAGGCGCCCGGCGCCGCGCCCAACGCCATCGTCGGTCGCGCGCTCGATGCGTCGAGCGCCGCCGGCCAGCGCGTGCGCGTGAAGCTGATCCCGAACTGACCCTCTTCCCTCGAATCCTTCGGAGAAACATCCATGCCCACTCCTACCGGTCAAATGAATCTGGGTCAGGCGCGCGTCGTCGATCCGGTGCTGTCCACCATCGCGCTCGGCTACCGCCTGCCCGAAGCCATCGGCGAGAGCCTGTTTCCGCGCGTGCCGGTCGCCTTGCGCGGCGGCCGCGTCATCCAGTTCGGCAAGGAAGCCTTCAAGCTTTACAACACGCGCCGCGCACCCGGTGCGGCAACGGCGCGCATCCAATTCGGCTATGAGGGCGTGCCGTTCGCGCTCGTCGGCAACGCGCTCGAAGCGCCGGTGCCGCGCGAGTTGCAACAGGACGCCAGCGTCATGCCGGGCATCGACCTTGGCACGCGCGCCGTCAACTTGGCCATGCGCACCAACATCCTCTCGCTCGAAGTGGAGCAGGCGGGCGTGGCGCGCAACGCGGCCAGCTACGACGCCAACCACAAGGTGGCCCTCACCGGCACCGCGCAGTGGAGCGACTACTCCGGCGTGAGCAATCCCTCCAAAGACGTGCAGACGTGGATGGAAGCCGTGCGCGCTACCATCGGCCAAGACCCGAACACCCTCGTGCTGTCGAAGAAGGTCTACAACGCCGTCAAGTACCACCCGGCGATTCTGGATCGCATCAAGTACACCAGCCGCGACACGCCCACGCCCGAGCTGCTCGCGCAGCTGTGGGGCATCGCCAACGTGAAGGTGGGCGGCATGATCACCTTCGACGAGGCGGGCAACGCCTCGGACGTGTGGGGCAAAGACGTGGTGCTGGCCTACACGGCCACCGGCTCCATCAATCAGGAGGAGCCGAGCTACGGCTACACCTACACCTACAACGGCCACCCGGCGGTGGAGACGCCGTACTGGGAGCCGCAGTCGAAGAGCTGGATTTACGGCGTGAGCTTCGACCGATCGGCCGTGTTGTCCGGCGTGACCGCGGGCTTCCTCGGGCAGAACGTCGTCGCCTGAAGCGGCGTTCTCGAAACCGCGCGTGCAACGCGCGCGGTTTCCGGAAACCCGCTTCGCACCGCAAAGGAGCCGTCATGGCCAAGAAAACCTACGAAGTCAAAACCCGAATCGAAACCGGCAAAGAGCCTCTGGTTGTCGGCGATGTCGTCGAGCTGGATGAACGTGTCGGCGCCCCGCTGGTGGATGCCGGCGCGCTCGTCGAACAACTCAAGGCCGACAAGGCCGCGAAGTAATTCGACGCCCAGCGCCCGCTGCCATGTACATCACGCCCGCCCAGCTCGCCGAGTCGCCGCGCGCTCAGGAGATTGCGCAAGTCGCAACGCCTGAGAACGCGCCGATCGTAGAGACCGTTTTAATGGACGCGGTGCTGCGCGGGTTGGACACCTCGGCGTTCGCGCCCGATCAGGTCGCGCTCGCCAATCAGGCGCTGGCCACGGTCGCCGCGGCGATCGCCGACGTCAACCAGTTGATCGACGGCTATCTGGCCAAGCGCTACACGCTGCCGTTTGCCGCGTTTCCGACCCTGCTCACCACCTGGGCGCGCGCGCTGGTGCGTTACCGGCTGCACAAGGATCAAATCGGCGACGCCGCCACGCACCCGATCGCGCGCGACTACCGCGATGCGATCAAGTTTTTGTCGCTCGTGGCCGATGGCACCATCTCGCTCGGCGCGGGCGACCCGACCGCCAGCGGCGGCACGGGGCTTGCGCAGGTCGTGGCGCCGGGGCGCGTGTTCACCGCCGCATCGCTGGCCGATTTCGGGGGGCGCGCGTGAACTCGAACTTCGCCTTCGACATTGCGCCGATTCTCACGCGCCTGCGTGCGCAGCTCGATGGCCGCTGGGTCATCGACACCTCGGCCGCGCTCGATGCCGCCTACGAAGGCGCCAGTGGCGCAACGCCGGCGGCCTACGTCGTGCCGGTGGCGGAAACCGCCGCGCCGCATGCCGGCGGCGCGGGCTATCTGGTGCAGTCCACCGCCATTGCCTTCGGCGTTGTCATCTGCGTGCGCAACTACCGCGCGGCGAACCTTGGCAGCGATGCCCTCAACGATCTGGTGCCCGCGCGCCGCGCGGTGGCCGACGCCTTGATCAATTGGATGCCGCCCGGCAGCGAGCTGGTGATCGATCACCAGGCGGGGCGGTTGGAAAAATACACCGCGGGCAACGTGTGGTGGCAAGACATCTACCGCACACGCACGCGCAACGAGGCCCGCTCATGAATGACGTCACCCCGAACTCCGGCGGCACCTACCGCCGCAACACTGACGGCAGCTGCGAGTTGATCGAGCCGCCGACTGGCGAGCCGGCATGCCCTTGCCGGCCCGAGGACGACCCCGCCGCGCCCGTGGCGCTCGATACCCCCACCGCGCCGCGCCCGCGCCGCAATCACAAAACCGAGGACTGACCAATGGCACTCATTCAAACCCGGAACCGCGTTGCCCTGCTGAAAAAGGAAACCGTCTACGGCACCGATGCCGTGCCCGCCGCGGCCAACGCCATACTGCTGATGAATACGCAGATCACGCCCACCGCCGACAAACTCGACCGCAGCGTGGACCGCCCGTATTTCGGCGGCGATCCGTTCGTGCTCGTGGGCAAGCGGGTGGAGCTGTCCGCCGAGTGCGACATCCTCGGCGCCCCCACGGTGGGCACTGCCGCGCCGCTGGGGCAGTTGTACAAAATCTGCGGCCACAACGAAACGCTCACCGCGGGGCCGCCGGCGGACACCACCTATGCGCCGATCTCGCAGAACTTCGACTCGGCCAGCGTGTATTTCTACTGGGGCGGCGTGCTGTGCAAGATGACCGGCGTGCGCGGCAGCCTGGACTTCGACTTCAGCATCAAGCAGTACGCCAAGGGCACGGTCAAGCTGACCGGGCAGTTCAGCGTGCCCACCGACGCCGCCCTGCCCACGGGCATCAACTGGACGCCGTTCCAGACGCCGGCGGCGATCGAGGCGCAGGTGTGGCAGGTGCTGGTGGGCGCACAGAACGTGTGCGCGCAAAGCCTCACCCTGAGCTCGAACACGAAAGTGGGCCTGATCGAGTGCAGCAATGCGCGCGAAGTGGTCATCAGCGATCGCAAGCCGAGCGGCTCGCTCAAGGTGTTCAAGGATCAAACCCTCGCCACGTGGAACCCGTGGGCGATTGCGGATGCGCAAAACATCGTCACCCTGACCAACACCATCACCAAGGGCGCGGGCTTGAACGTGAGCCTGCCCATTCGCGCGCAGTTGGAGTACCCCAAGCCCATCGATATCGATGGCGTGGCGGGCTATGAAATTCCGTTCGTGGCGGTGCCCAGTGGCGCCGGCGGCGACGAGTACAGCCTCAAGTTCACCTGATCGTGATTCCCCTCTCCCGCAGGGGAGAGGGCTTCGGGCGAGGGAACGCCTCGCCGCATCGATCGCCCCTTGCCGGCCCGACTTGCGCGGGCCGGATTTTCACCCCCTCAACGGAGAGTTTTCCATGCCTTTTACGCTCGTCAAACGCCACAGTTTCCCCGCCACCGTGGCCGTCGAAGTCGAATCCGACAGCAAGCCCGGCAGCTATATCACGCAGACCTTCGGCGTGCGCCTGGAGAAGCTCGACCAGGTCGATTACGAAACCGTGATGGATCAGATCAAGAGCGAGGACTTGTCCGTGCGCTCGCTGCTCGAGCGGGTGCTGGTGGAGGTGGAGGGCGTCAACGATGAAGCCGGCAAGCCGGTTGCATTCGATGTTGCCAAGCCTGCGTTGTTGGACGACACCACCGTTTGCACCGCGCTGTTCACCGCCTTCGTTGAAGGCCAGCTGAGGGCGAAAGGAAAAAACTCGAAGAAGTAGCGCGCGCGCTTTCCGGCGATGGCGCGGTCGAGCAGATCGACCGCACCGACATCGCCGCGCAGCTACGAGAGATGGGTGCGCCGGCACATGTGCTGGCGCACCTGGAAGGCGAGGCGCTCGGCGCGGCGCTCGATGCCGACGACGACGACGACACCGACGGCGTGACCGAAATCGAGGTACTGGAATGCAACTGGAACGCGGTCACCGTATTTTTGCACTGCGAACCGCAATGGCTGGGCGGCATGAGCGCGTGTCGCATGGGCATTGCCGCGGCGGAAATCCACGCGGCGGCATCGCTGCTGCGGCTGCCGCGCCAGGAATGGCCGCCCTTGCTGGCCGACGTGCAGTTGATGGGCCGCATTGCCGCGCGGGTGCAGAACCAGCAGCAGCGCAAGGAATGATCGTCTATCGCTTGTTCGGAAAGATCAGGTTCAGCAGGTCGAAGGCGCTGAAGATCACGAACAGCCCGACGCAGAAAATCACGACCGCCATCGGCACCCACCAGCCCGTCATCAGGACGAGGACGAAACACACGGCGGCGATGGACAGCGCGGTTCGGGTCATGGGGGCAGCTTAGCATGGCCGGCCCACTGAACCTCACCCTGCGCATCAATGCCGACGGCACGGCGGCGATTACCGGGTTGAACAAGGTTACCGAGGAAACCCGCAAGTTCGGCCCCGCCGCGCAGCAAGCCGGCGAGCAGGCGGCGCAGGGCTTCGGCCGCGCGCGCGCGGGCGTGCAGTCGATCAGCGAGCAGTTGAAGGAGATGCAGCAAGGCATGCTCGCGCTGGCGGGCCTGCATTTTGGCAAGGAACTCGTCGCCGACATCGTCCAGGCGAACAGCAAGTTGCAAGGCTGGAAATACGGCCTCGAAGCTGCCACCGGCAGCCAGCAGAAAGCCGCCGAGTCGCTCGCCTTCGTGCGGGCAGAATCCAACCGCCTGGGTATTTCGCTTGAAGATAGCGCGAGCACGTTCACGCGCTTGGCCGCGGCGACAAAGAACACCGCGCTCGAGGGCGCGGGTGCGCAGAAGGTGTTCACCGGCGTGGCCGAGGCCGCGCGCACGCTGCACCTCTCTGGCGCCGAAACCAACTCGATGCTGATTGCGCTCGATCAGATGATGTCGAAGGGCACCGTGCAAGCGCAGGAACTGAAACTGCAAATGGGCAACGTGTTGCCCGGCGCGATGCACGTCGCGGCGGACGCAATGGGCGTCACCGTTGCCCAGCTCGACAAGATGATGGAGCAAGGTAAGTTGGTCTCCGACGACTTCCTGCCCAAGTTCGCCGCGCGCCTGCACGAACTGTACGGCGCGACGGCGGCGGATGCGTCCACATCCCCCGCGGCGCAATTGGAGCGGCTGAAAAACGCCGTGTTTGAGCTGAAAGCAGCAATTGGCGATGCCGGGTTCATGGCGACGCTGGCAAATCATGCGCGCATGCTGACCACCGTGCTGTCGGCCGTGGTGCAATCCGGCGCGCTGGACATCATCGTGCGCGGCTTGCTGGCTGTCGGGTCGGGCATGGCGACGGCGTGGGCGCTGGAAAAAGTCGTTGCGTTTGCCGGTGGCTTGCAGGCGGTACGCAACGCGATTGCCGCAACGGCGCTCGCGACGGTGGGCATGCGCACGGCGCAGCTCGAAGTGGCTGCCGCCACAACGGCCACCACCGCCGCGCAGACGGGCCTCAACGTCGCCATGCGCGCCAACCCCATTGGCATTGTGATTACGGCGCTGTTCGCGCTGTACGAAGCCTACGAATACGTCTCCAACGCCAACAAAAAGCGCGCCGAAGAGATGGCCGCACTCAATCGCCAGGTGGACGCAGCGACGCTCGCCACCCAAGGCATGAACGAGGCATTGCGCGCCACCGATGGCAGCGGCTTTGGCAAGTTGAGCGAAGCGGCGCGCCTGTACGGCAACGACATGCAGACGCTCGGTTCGATCAACGATGAGATCGCGAAGAAGCAGAAGGAATTCGCCGATGCGAGCGTCGTGTACCTCGAGCACGGCATCCGCGCGTTCGACGACAGCACGCCAAAGGCGCGGGCGCTGAAAGAGGAAATCGCCGGCTTGCAGGCGAAAGCGGCAAGGCTTGCTCAAGAAATGCCGGGTTTGCGCGCGCAATTGGAAGCGGCGGGGCGTGCGGCGGGCCAGTCGGCGGACTTCGTCAAAGACATGGGTATTGCGCTGGCCGCAGTGAGAAATGCGGCATCTACCGGCGATTTGGTTGGGGCGTTGAAGAATGCCGCAAGTGCGTGGTCATCGTATGCCGGTCACGCAACCGATGCGTTCGTCGCGGACAAAAAAGCTGCCGAATCGTGGGCGGTGGTCACCGATGGGGCCAAGAAAGCGACGGAGGCGCTGGCCACCGCAGGCAAGACGCGCGCGCAAATCGCGCAGATGCACGTCGACGCCGCGATCAAGGACGCACAAGCGGCGGGCACCGCGACGGCCACCACGATTGCGAACATGAAAACCGAAGGCGCAGCCTATGTCGCAAAAGAAGCGGCGCTGGATGCCGTCAAGCACAAACAACGCGACCTCACCGGCGAAATGCGCCGCTTCGATGACCAGCTCGAACACGCCAAGAACGCGCTGGCTGGCATGCAAGAAAGCTCCAACGCCTACACTCAGGCGTTGAACGTGCGCACCCGCGCGGAGGAATCCGGCACGAAATTGATCGAGGATGCGCGCGCGGCCTTTGCCAAGCACATCATTACGCAAAAAGAGTTGAACGAGGCAATCCGGGTAGGCGGCGAGATTCAGGCCACGGCTCGCGCCAACTACGCCGACACGACCGCAAAGATCAAAGAGCAGGACGACTCCCTCGGCGGCCTGTGGGAACGCTTGCGTGACCAGGAATCATTGATCGGCCTTACCGAACGCCAGCGCGCGTATGCGCAGGCGGTGAACGAGGCGACGAAATACCTTGAAGCGCACCGCGAGCAAATGGGCCTTGACGATGCGGGCGTGAAGCAAATTGCTGCAAGTTTCGGCAATGCCGCGCTGCGCGTCTACGACCACACCGACGCGGTGAAGTTGAATGAGGAGGTCGCACGCGGCTGGGCGAGTATCTGGCAGCAGGCGGGCGATGGCGTCTCGCGGATTTTCTCGGACGTGCTGGTGCGCGGCGGCTCACTGTTCAAGGGCCTGCGCGATCTCGCGAAACAAACGGTCGGGTCGATAATCGACTACTTCGCCAAGCTGGCTGTGATCAACCCGATCCTGAAATCGATCTTCGGCGCCTCCGCGTTCGGCGGCTCGCTGTTGCCGATGATGGCGAACGCGGCGGGTGGTGGCGGCACGCCGCTGAACCAGACGGCAGGCATCGTGCAGCAAGTGGTCGCCGGATCGAGCGGCGGTGCGGGCGGCGCGGCGGCTGGCGGGTTCGATTTTACGAGTGCGGCGAGCTGGATTGGCGCGGGTAAAAACCTGTGGGAGGGATTCTCGTCGCTGTTCGGCTCGGGCGGCTCGCAATCGATCCTCGGGAGCTTGGCGGGAAAAGGCGAGTGGGACGTTGGCGGCGCATTCGGCGGCCAGCTTGCGAACATTGGCGCGGGCATCGGTGGCGCTTTCGGCGGATACCAGCTCGGGCAGGGCTTGGGGCTTGGCAAGGGCGGCAGTTTGGCGCTCGGCGCTGGCGTGGGCGCGCTCAGCTATTTCGTGCCGGTTGTCGGCTGGGTTATGGGCATCGCGTCGCTGCTCAACACGTTATCCGGCGGCAACGTGTTCGGCACGGGCTGGAATGCGAACGGCGAAACCAAAACGAATCTTTCCATCGGCGCAATGGGCGCGAACATCGCGAACCAATACGAGGAAAAGAAAAAGGGCGCGCTGTTCTCTGGCAACTCCTACCGTTGGCGCGATGCCGCGCTGAGCGAGGATCAAAAAGCCTACGCCGACCAGATCACGGCGGCGATGCAAAAGGTACGCGACTCGGCAGCGGGTGCGCTTGGCGTTGAAGCCGCGAACATTGTCACGGCGGCCTTTCAACAGCGCTGGAACAAAGACGGAAAAGTCACGGAAGAAGTCTCGACCGTGATGGGCCGTACCTATAAGGAGACGATGGACAAGTTCATCCTGCGCGTGCAGGCGGAAAACGTCCTCGCGCAGATCGACAAGGCGCTCGGCTCGGGCGAAGCCTCGCAGATCGCCGAGAAGTACCGCTCGAATGCCGACACGCTGAGCGATGCGGCGAAGATGTTGCTCGCGGCGCAGGTGGACGTGAAGCACGGCGCGTCGTTGCTCGGCGATGACAAGTCGCTATCGAACATCGCCGCCATCGTCGGCCAATTGAAGGCCGAGAACGAAGCGCTGGCCGCGACCTATGCGCGCCTGCAAACCGAAACGCAGGCGCTGAAGTCCACGCTCGACGTGATGGGCTTGTCGATCGGCAAAACCGGGGCGGATTTCGTCAAGTTCGCCGATGCCGCATCGAACGCGGCGGGCGGCGTGGACAAGCTGCAATCCATGCTCGGCGCGTTTCAAAAGGCGTATTACAGCGCGGACGAAATCGCGAAGGCGCAGATTGCCGCGCTGCAACGCCAGTCGCAAGGCGCGCTGTCCGGCTTGGGCGTTGACCCGGCAATCAGCATGGCCGACCTGCGCACGAAGATTGAAGGCATGATGCCGACCTTGTCGCCGGATGAACTGGTGCAGTGGATCAACGCCGCGAACTTGCTTGCCGCCGCGACCGACGCGCAAAAGCAATACAACGCGGCGCTGGCGAAGAATGCCGCCGACGTGCAAGCCATGCTCGGCCAGATGAACCCGGCTGGCGATCCGAACGCCGGCACGTGGGCCGCGACGCTGGCCGCGATCAACACCCAATTCGATGCCGCGATTGCCAAGCTCACCGCGCTCGGGGCCACCGCCGACCAGCTCGCGCAGGCGGAACAGTATCGCGTCGCCACGATTGCCAAAGCGCAGAAAACCGCGCAGGACAATTACAACGCCATCGTGGCGCAGATCACGGGCGGAATCGCCCAATTCGGCAAGCCCGAAGATGGCTTGCAAAAGGCGCTCGACACCATCGCGCAGGCCGAAGCCGCCACCATCGCGCAGCTTGAAGCCGCCGCAAAGGCCGCGGGCATGCAGGGCGTGGCTGAGGCCGACCTCGCCGCCGTCCACCAGTTCGCCGCGATGCAAGCGCAGGCGGCGAAGGATGCGGCAGCGGCAGCGCATGCGCAGGCGGTGCAGGCCTACACCGATCTCGCGGCGGGCATCGGCACGGCGCTCGCCGACACGCTGGCGCCGCTGAGTGCGTATCAACAGGCGTTGCGGCAGAGCGAAACGCAGCTCAAAGAGAACATCGACAAACTCAACGCCGCGGCGAAGGCGGCGGGCATGCAGGGGGCCGCCGAGGGCGACTTGGCCCGCGCACACCAGCTCGCGGCGGCGCAGGTGCGCGCGGCCATTGCGCAGTTGCGCAACAGCACGCTGGATCAAGGCAAGAAGCTCGGTTACATCGATTCGGTGGATTCGCTCACCGCGCGCATTGCCGATCTGCAAAACTCGATCGGCAAGGCTGCGAGCGGCTTCGAGGGCGCGGCGCAATCGGTCAGCAGCGCGGCGAGCGATTTGGCCGAATCGATGAAGCTCGCGCTCGGCAATCTCTCGCCGTACACGGATGAGAAAAAGCTCCAGCTCGCGCTGCAGGGCCTCGCCAGCGGCACCGCCAGCCGCGAGGACGTGCTCGGCATCGGGCGGCGCTTGTATGCCTCCACCGACCGCTACGCGCAGCTCTACGAGCAAGTCATGGGCATGCCGGATTTGACCAAGCAAACCGGCGGCGGCCTGCCGGCGAGCTTCTACGCCGGCCCCGCAACGCCCGCCGTGGATACCTCGGCGGTGATGCTGCAAATCGAGGCGTTGACCAAGCAGCGCGATGCGATGCTGGCCGCGCAAAAGCACGCCGATGCGCTCGCCTTCGCGCAGCAGGTGGCGGACTTGGCGCAAGCGGAAAAAATTGGCGTCGGCGACGAACTCGCCAAGCTCGGCGTCAACATCGATGCGCTGGCAAAAGACCTGGGCGTCAACGGCGACGTGCTCGCGGATTACATCGCCACGCTCAAACGCGACAGCTTGGGCGATACGTTCAAGGACGTGGGCCAGCGCATCATCGATGCGATTCACGCGATCGGCACGCTCCCCATTGCGCAGCCGGTGTCGCGCAGCGGGCCGCCGGTAGACGTCATCGAGCCGATCCCCGTTCCACCGCGCGAACGCGCCGCCACGCGCGAGGACATGGGCGAGTTGACCGAGCGCATGGCCGACGTGTTCAAGCGCCTGTCTGAGATCGCCGACAAGTTCGCCGACGTGCCCGAGCGCAAGCGCCAGGGCGCAGCGCTGGAAAGCATCGCCGAGGCCACGGCAGACACGGCGACGGTCATGCCCGCGCTGCGCCGCAGCGTGGACGATCTCGTCCACACGCTGAGGCAGCGCTGATGTTGTGCGTGACGATCAACCCATCCCCGCACATCGTCGGCGATGCGCCGGCGCCCGTGCGCGGCGTCGCCTATCGGGCCGTGCTCGGCGCCAAGGGCGGCCAGCCGCCGTACACTTGGTCGATCACGGGCACGTTGCCGGCGGGGATCAATTTCGCCGGCGGCGTGCTGAGCGGCACCACCACGCAACCGGGGCCGTACACGGCC